GTATTCACAATCAAAGAATAACAATTGGTTATTTTGTAGATTATTATCTACATAATTAAATAATACACTGTCTCCCCATTCACCTCCTTTATTCCCAACAAAGAAGTCAATTGATGCATTATCTTCTGTAGTTGCTTGAGCATAAAGACCACCAACTGCTGCTGATAGAGGAATGATTGCTAATTCACCAGGCATTAGAGTAGCAAAGTTAGAATTATCGTTTACACTGTATATTTTAATACCTACATTTGCTGGGTTTGTTGGTAAAGCTTGAGCATAAAGATATCCACCTTTAGGACCAATTACAAGATTTGATAAACTTTGTGGGTTACCTCCTGTTAAATTTAATCTGCCAAAACCTTCGTTTTCAGTTATTGTAGTTGACATTGTTTTGCTAAAATGAAACGATTGTGGAAACAATGTTCCTGTTTGCAAGTTTAATGTGGATTTAATTGTTGACATTTATAAGTTCTTTATTTTTTAATTCCAATTTATATATTATGTAGCCTTTACATATTATTTACATGGCTACTGCTTGGTGTAGGTATACATTCTCTTTCAGCAATAACAAGTGCATCTAATGGAGTAAGTCCAGGTATTGACATTGCAAGTTCAATTGCTGTATTATAAAGATTAACCAAGCAATCATGTCTTATGCCATTTCTTATTATATCGCCCATCATTATTTTATCATTATCTAATGATTCAGGTTGATAAAATATGTTTAAATCACCATAAGAGTTTTTAATGTCCTCCATGTTCTTTTCAGCATCTTGTATTATAGTAAACTCATCTGGGTTTAATAATACTTGTAGAGGGCTTTTTATATCGTCTGTACTCAAACTATAAGAAATTGGAGAAGGTTCTAAGTTTCCTTGTTTTAATCTATTAAGCCAAGTAAAAAAGCTATCAAAATCCTTTTTTTCTATATAAATTATTACTTTCATTAAATGTTTTTTTATGCGTTCATACAAGTATCACAACATTCCTTCAAGCTTTCCATGCATTCTTTCATGTAAGAATCGCATTCTGACATCCAGTTTTCAGCTGTCATTGGCGTTTCGTCTTCATGACAAGATTTCATTTCTGACATACCAGATTCACACATTTCTTTAATCATATCTTTCATCTTATCAGATACACATGATCCTTTTTCATCTGCAACATCTTTACCTTGTGTTGTTGCTTCTTCAAATGTTGGAAATGTTTTTTCAGCGCTTGGCGCTACATTATTGTTGTCAATAAATTCTGTAAAAGTTTTCATATTATTTATTTTATTTTAAAGATTTTTGAAAATCATCAGAAGTAGGTATTAAATCTTCTTTACCTAATTCTTTTGCTCTTTTTGCTATATGTTTTGCTGCAGCTGATTGATTTTTAGCTCTACCATAAGCATGTATTGCATTTTTTAAATCATCAACAGTTTGAATAGGAAAGCTACCATCTGGTAAAGCAAATCCTTTGTCAGCTAATTTTTTTCTTTCTTCTTCTGAAAACTGTTTTTCAAAGATCCAATTTTCAAATGTTTGAATATATTTCATTCTTGTGCTTGTTTAATATTAGGGCTAACCTTTGCGGATATTTCACGAGTGTTCCAATATGCTTTCCCATAAGATATAAAAATCTCTTCAGAAGATTCTATATCCTTTAGTGCATAAAAAGATATAATTTTTTTATCAACATCAATATGCCATTCAGCTGAAGGTTGATTTCTGTGATTGTATAATGAAGCACTACCAAAAGCAATTGCATATTGATTATCATCTATTTTAAAAGCATAATCCATAACAGTAGTTCCATTAATATCTTCAGTAGGCACTAAAATAATAGGCGCTACTTCAAAACATTCACCCTTTTTAATGTGGTCAACCGAGAAAACTCCACGTTCATTATCGTTAGAAAATCCAATACCAACTTTAGACCAAACTCTAACATCCGCTGTTCTACGAAGTTTTCCTTGAGGCTCTTTTATGTAAGTAGGTTTATTTTCATCAGATGAACTCTGAGATTCAAATGTTTTAAAATCTATCATAATATGATTATTTATTTCTAGATGCTAAAAAATTAGCAAAACTTATAAATTTACTTTGTGGCATCATTGAATCTAATTCTGAAATTATAGAATCAATATCAGATGTCATTTCATCTAAATTAAATTCTTCATATGATTCACCAAGTTTTGATAGTTTATCATACATTGCATCAATATTTTTCTTGATGTGATTTATCTTTTCTTTTTCAGCGCCATTTTTCTCAAGTTCCGCAACTTTAGCCTCGGCACTTTTTATCTTCTTTTCAAGATTAGCTTTCTTTTCTTTATTATCAGATAGTTCTTCTTCCTTATTATCAGATTGTTCTTCTTCCTTTTTAGGTTCAGAAGATTTTGACTTTTCTTTTTCAATTTCTTTCTGTAATAAGTCTTCTTTAGATTTAATAGATTTTTGTAAAGCTTCTATTCCTGTTTTAACAGCCGTTGGACTTTTCTCCACATCAGCAAGTTCCGCTTTAAGTTTTTCTATTTCTTTTCTTTTTGATTTAATGTTTTCTGACTCTTCCTTTTCAGGTTCTTCTTCCTTTTCAGGTTCTTCTTCCTCTTCTTTAGAACCCAAATCTTTTAATTTATTTTTTAAATCATCAATTGAATCCACACTATATTTGTCATCATCAGATAATCCAGGAAGTTTATTGTAAGCTTCTTTTGCAGTTATAACTTTATTTAGCTGTTGTTTATATTTTTCAACAGAAGATTCATTTTTTTCTTTGTCCATTTCTTCTTTTGCTGTAGACAAAGCTTCTTCTTCATCAGAAACTTTATTTTTTAGTTCTTCTTGTTTTTCTTTAACAACTTCTTTAATCTTATCCTTATTATTGCTTTCGTAATTTCTTAATTCATCATTAACATCAGTCAATTCATCATTAAGTCCATTAGTCTTTAAAGATAATTCTTTAGCTTCTTCTGCACTTGCTATTTTAAGTAATATTTTATTTTTAGCAATTCTTGCTTCTAATTTATCTCTACGAACTTTTGCTTTCAGCCAATCAGTTTCAGCAATCTCTTCCATTTTATCTGATATTGCAGATACTTTATCTTTTAATGCAGTTTTTTTGCTTTCATGTGATTTTTTTAAAGATTCCGTTTCTTCACCTGTATGTCCAGCTTTTTTAGCTGCAGCTTTTCTACGAGCAAAATCCATTTCTTCAGAAGCTTCGTCAACAAGAGCTTTTTGATATTGTTTACCAAGACCGCTCAAACGAATTAGACCTTTAATTGTTTTCCATAAACTACCAACACCTTCATTAATATCATCACTTAATGATTCCGTTATAGCTAGTTCAGATTCACTCATTTCTATAAAACCAAGTTCTTCTGATTCTTTAATACTTTTTATGTTATTTTTTACGTCTAAGAATTGTTTGAATTTCATAACATTATTTTATTTTACAGTTTATATATCTTTAACTTGATTAGCTATAAATAAAAAAAAGGGATCCGAAGATCCCTTTCTAATCTATTATATTAAATGATTAAGCAATAGAAATTGTGTTAGTAGCTAACCACCAGTCAGAGTTACCATCTTTCAAGTTAACTAATAGTGTGAAGTATTGAGTTTCTGGGTGGAAACCAGCTTCAACTAGAGCGTAACGAGATTTAACAGCAATTTTTGGTGCCATAGTACCTTCAGCAATTGTTTGGATTGATTCAGCCATTAAGTAAGGCATGAATTTTAATCCTGGCTCTTCATCAGCACCTTTACGGCCAACTAATACACGAGTATCAGAATATTCCATGTTAGGGTCAACGTAAACAGTCATACCAGCGATTGTTCCTAATGGATATAATGCACCGTTATTTTGGTTTACTGTATTTGCTAATGGGTAGAATGTGAATTGAGCAGAATCTTGAAGTGCAGTAGCAACTTGTAAGTTTGTAACTACGAAGTTACCTGGACCTCTACGACCTCTTTGTGCAATTACGTTACCTGCAGCTAAGATTTTAGATTGGATACGACGTTGAACAGTTCCTTGGTTTTCAAAGCTAGCTGTTGAACCACCGTAATTTTGGAAACCTGGTACAGCGATAGAAACTAATGAATTATCTTGTCCGATGAATGCAGCAGTGTTAACTGAAGATCCAGTGAATAAGTTTAAGTTCAAGTTTGTTCCTTCAACTGTAGCAAAGTTTGCGTGGTTTTGCCATCCTAAAGCAAATCCTCTTGATAAGATGTGTTTGTTGATTGATTGAGATACTTCATTTACTAAAGCATTTTCCATCATTGAAACAACATCAATACCATATTGACGGTTAAGATCTTGGATTTGTTCAGTTGTTACTTGAGCAGCAACTTGGAAAGTTTCAGCTTCAACGAATTTCGTGAATGCTTGAAGACCCATAGTTCTGTAGTAAGAAGTTTCACCAACACCTCTTCTCATTGGTTCGTAAGCAACGCGTCCGTTTGTAGCGTTACCAGAATATGGTTGGTCATCTAATGGTCCAGCACCAGTGAATCCTTCAATATGATCTTCTAAAGCACGAACAAGTTCAGAGAAATATGTATTGTGTCCAGCAGTATAGTTGAAAGCAGCACTTGTAGCATTAGTTACAGCACCGTAAGCACCTGAATTTTTGTCAAAAGAAGCAGCTTCATAAACGTAAGTTTCTGTTGAACCGTCAACTACTAAATAATAAGGTAAAGATTGTCCTTGACCTAATGCAATGTTTGAAGTTACAACACCACCACCAGAAATATCAGTAGAAGCTTGAGAAATTTCTCCTAATACATGGAATAATGGGAAACCGTCAATACGAGAACGACCAACGTAAGAAACAACTAAACCAGCAGTTACACCAGAAATTGCGTTGAATGATAAAACGTAAGTTTTACCAACGTTTGCGTTTTTCCAGAATGCTAAAGCAGCAGCGTTAAATCCGTTAGTGTTTAATTTGAATACTTGGTATTTATCACCAAATTTCACAGAGTTACCAGCGTTAGCTGCACCTCCTAAAGAAGCTTGTCCATTTAATCCTGGAGCAAGTGGATCACGACCTCCAGCATATAAATAATCTAAGTATGTTAATACTCCAGAAGGACCATTCATTGGGATAACAGGAACGATATCAAAACCAACTGTACGAGCAGCAACTTGAATTGCTAATGGTAACAATGATGGGAATTTATCACCTGATCCATGAGATCCAGCTCCGTAGAAGTTAGCTGCACCACCAGCAACAGTAGAAGCTGGAGCAACGTTACCCATACCTGGAGTGTTAAATAATGAAGCTTGTGGGTATGTAAAACCTTCATTTAATGAGTGGTAGTGCGCGTATTTAGACATCCACCCTAATTTGTTTGTATCTTTGATACCTGTTCTTTCTTCTAAGATAGGTGCCCAAGTTTCAAACACTTGTGATTCGTTTAATAGATTCATCTTTTAAATTTTTGTGTTTTTAATTTGTTTACTTAAAACGTTTTCCTAAACTTTCAGCAATTCCGTTAACATACTCAGAAGAATAACCTAAAGAATTTGATTCTTTAATTAATTCAGCTCTTTTTGTATCATTATTAACAGACTCTGATAAATTTTCAGAAACCTTTCCTAATCCACGTGTTTGCCAAAAGTTTTTGATTTGGTAAGCAGTTTCTAAACGGAACATTTTTGCTTGACGAGTAATACGGTCTTTCATGTCAGCTGTTGCTGATTCCCAAAGTCCTAAATACTCAGTTGGCATTTCAATTAACCATTTTTCATTAACTTCAATAGAAGCTAATGCAGATTCCCATACATTAACAATTCTTTCTTCGTCAAATGATGGATTAGCATTTAATGCATTTGCGACCCTTTTCTTATCGGTCTCGTTTAAAGCTAAGAACTCGGCTTTCTTGTTCTCACCTAAAAACTGTATGAACGGATAACGGCTATCTTGATTATTTAATTCTGTCTTTTGTTTTTGGACAGACTCAAGAACAGCTTGAATTTTATTATCTAATGATGCGTAACGACCAATTGCAGATTCGCTTTCTTTAATTGCGTTTGTTATTACACCATTGTCAGTTTTGTTTTCTTCTTCGTTTGTAGAAGTTTTACCTTCAACAACACCAACTCCCATAGTTTCAAACATATGTTCAGCGTACTCAACTATATTTTTGAATTCTTCTTTAGAAGTACTGTTTTCTGCTAAGTACTCACCGTAACGAATTGCGTTATCAGCATGTTCAGCAACGTGCTCAGCATAATGAATTGTTTCATTCATTCTCTCTGCTAAATAATTACCAAATTTAATTGTTTCATTAATTTTAGCAGCTTTATATTCTCCATACTGAATACTTTGGTCAAGTCTTTCAGCAAGATGATCCATATACTCAGCTCTAGCATTGTGTTGTTCAGCTAGTGCTTCAGCGTACTGAATTCCATTATCAGCTTTTTCTGCAACATGCTCAGTGTAAAGAGCAACATTGTTTACTTGTTCTGATAAATAGTTAGCAAACTCTAAAGCTTTAGTTTGTGATTCAGCTAAGTAATTTGCATAACTTTTAATGTTTTCCAATTCTTCCTCCAATTTAGCGATTCTTTCATTTTTGTCAGAAGACTCAGAAATTTTTGATAAACGATCATTTATCTTTTCAATTTCATTCTTAATCACCAAGGAGTACTTGTTCATTTCTTCGATAGAAACGTAAGATTGATCTTTCTCCATTGTTTTTTCTATTTTTTCCGGTGTTTTATTTATCTCTTCAGTATCAACGCTTTCCAAGAATGCAGGAAATTCAGTTGTAACATCATAAATAGCTATATTTTCATCATGATTGTCAAATCCAAAACTTTCATTAACTTTACTCATTACTGCGTTTTCAAATCCTGGGTCAGCAACAAGATCATATGTAAAAATTCTTTTAATTTGAACTTTTTTATTTTCACCTACAACACCAGCTGCGCGAGATGATATAGAAATTGGAACTCCTGTGTCAACTAAATTTTTAGCAATTTGTCCACTTGGAGTATCTAATAAACGAATCTTACCAATAATTTGTCTTTTCTTTGCATCGTAACGAACATCCTCAATCAAGTGAGAAACCTTAGATAAAGAAATATCAAATTTATCAGGATGATCAAGTTCACCTAATAAACGATTCTCAGAAATCTTTTTCTTTAAATAGTCAAGGTGTGGTAAGTACTCTTTTTCTTCATAAATACGGTGATTATTATTTTCTACACCAAATTGTGCAAAAATACCTTCAAGAACGTATTCATCATTTGTCTTGTTAACACTCAAGTTTTCACCAGAACGTTCAAGAATCATTAATAACTGTTTACTATTGCTCATATTAGATTACATCTATCTTTTTGTAACTCTTATAGTATATATCAAGATCCTTTCTTAATATTTTTAACTATAAACTATATATCATTTATTTTTTTGCTTAACTTATTACTACTTTTTCAATATCACTAAAATCATTCTTGAATTTAACAGCTTTATTCTTCATGTAATAACAATTTCCTTTAGGATGTAAGAAATGTGCTATACCAATATCAATAACTAAACCGCTATTTTTCCAATCTTCTGAATTATACAATTTATGAAGAACATTTACATTAGCAATATATCCTACTGTAGCGAAACCGCCTTTCATTATTTGAATTAAGTGTTCATTATATTCTTTTTCATCGTATTCGCCTTTCTTGATAGATTTTTGATTTTTACCTCCCATCCAGAAATAAAACATATCTACATTTTTTGGTTTAGATTCCCATGCATCTTTAAATCTATCATTAAAAGCATCTGTAAAATGAGTATCATCTTCAAGAATACAAACATATTTATGTCCAGCTTTTTTAGCTTCTTCAATACATTTAATATGTGATGCATTACAACCTGCTCGGCCTCGGGCTTTTGCTTCTTTATAATCCTTGCCTTTGTATTTTTTCATACGACGAACACCACCTACTTTATCAATGAAAGGCTCAACATCTTTCATTGGCAGTTTTTCACCATCAACTCCAGCGATTCTTTTAAACTTAAGATTTCTTTTTTCAGCTTCATCTTGAAAAGATTTTAATCTATCTTTTCTTTTATCCATATTAATCATATAAGTTGCATCAACTGCATTATTTAAATGAAAAACATCTTTACCTTCAGCTTCAGCTTCATCAAGGTTTGATTCTAATAAATAAATTGAATACGAAGTACCTTCTTCAAGTAATTCTTCCCATTCCTTGCTTTCATTTAAAAAGCTCTCAAAGTCTAATAAATATTCACTCATTAGTTTAACTTTTATTTTATTTATCCAGGTATGAAAACGAATTAGATATCATTTCTTTAACTTCTTCAGGTTTATAATACATCATGTAATGTAAGATTGAACCTTTATAAAAATCACCTGTTGCTGATTGAAAGACAACATCAATTCCACTATCATTCATTTCAGCAATATCAAGATAATCTCTGCCGCCGCCTCCTGAAATATAAACACTTTGGTTATTTCCGAATATATTTATCTTCTTAATTAAACGAGTAGTTTTTGTATCAGTTTCAGATTCTTCAATATCTCCAGGTCCAACAATCACAACTTTTGTTTTTAATCCTAACCAATTGTAAAACCACCAAAAAAGATCCATGTTTACATTGTGTAATGTTTTACATTCAGGCAATTGATGTTTAAAGAAAAGCTCCATTTTTACCATTACATCAGAATAATAAGGTGCATCAACATAATAGCTTAATGCTTTACGAATTCTTTTTTCAGCTTCAACTACATCTTTAAGTTGAGTTTCAGCTAAATGAACAGGTTCACGGGTAATAGGAAGAGTTAAGTATTCTAATTCACCCTTTTTATTTGTAACATGAGTTCTGTAATAAAAAGATGTTGTTGAAAAAATGTAATTTGTTTCAATAATGAAAACATCTGACTCGGCAATCTTTGCCCAAGTACCAAGATATGGCAAAAATGTTGTTTGATGAATTGAGATTTTCATATTAAGATTTTAATATAACTTCAATTAACTTAAACCGTTCAACTGTATGAAGACCTTTTTTTCTACATTGAAAATTGCTATGAAACGCATCAAGCATAGGTCTTTGAAAATATGAACGATGAATTTGTGATTTAAAATGTTGAAGAAGTTCAACCTTTCTTTCATACTGTTCATCAATGTCAATAAAAAGATTTGGTTGCCAATGATTTAATGTACTAGGTAGATTATATTCAACAAGACTTATTGGTGAGAAACGACAAAAAGCAGGTCCCCAACCATTAACATATCTATGTTCAAACATTGAGTCATCAAAAGTTGGAATAAAAATACAGTCGTAATCGTTTTTCTTTATGAATTCGTTTTCAACATACCCAATCCATTGAGATTCGTTGAGTTCTTCAAAGAAAGGGTTTTTAGCAAAATGTATTTTAACATTAGGAAGATTAGCGTCAGTCCACAAATTTGTAACTTCCTCCTTTCTGTCAATTTTATGACTTGTTGAATCGTTTGAGTTTCCACTTGAAATACACAATACATCAAAATGCGTATCAGTGAATTTCATTATAGCTCCTAGCATTCCTAATTCAACATCGTCAGGATGCGGAGATAAACAAAATACTTTTGAGAAATTTAAAAATTTCATAAATTAAGAGATTTAATCCAGGTTTGTAAGTTCATTTTTGGTATCCATCCAAGCTTAATACGTGTTTCTTCAGAGTTTGCTAACCCGCTTCTACGATCACCAGGTCTTTCAGGTATATGTACAATATTATCGCTAAACATTTGTGCAACTTCAATAATTGTGTAATCTTGTCCACTGCCTAATTGATATTCATCATTCTCTAATTTATTTGCAGCCAACATTAATCCTTCAACAATATCACCTACATAAGTAAAGTCTCTTTTTTGTAAACCATTGCCACAAATTGTTAAAGGCTTACCTGCTCGAACTTGTTTCTCAAAAATGCTGATAACAGTCTCCCAACCATTATTACACGTATCTTGATGTGGTCCGTAAGCGTTGTAAAAATAACAAATGGAATATTTTAAACCATACCATTTTGCATAATTTTTAATCAGATTAACTACTGTTGCTTTAGCAAAAGAATAAGGTGAGTGATCTGCGCCTTCAGCTGCAAATTTTGTAGAAGATCCTGAATAAACAATAGGAATGTTATTATGTCTGCAGTATTCAAGAATGTTAAAACTTCCAACTATATTAAAATCCCAAACATTATCAATTTCATCAAAAGATGGTGCAATCTTTGAGTATTCACCTAAATGAAATACAACGTCAAACTTTTGAAAATGTTTTGACAATTCTTTAGTGTGCATTTCATAATATGTAACACCAGGTGTGGAATTTCTTAAATCACCTGCTGATAAATTATCAATAACCGAAACATCACATCCTTCAGATACTAATCTCTTTACAAGATTTGTTCCAACAAATCCTAAACCCCCTGTCACTAAAACTTTTTTCATGATAATTCCATTTTTATTAAAAAGTCAGCCATACTCTTATGATAAAGAGTTACATTAGGAGTAATATCTAAAGCAGCAGATAAAACACTTTCAGGAGAAAAATACTCAATGTTCTTTGCTCTAATTGTTGACCAAGAACTTGGAAAGTTAACAAGAACAGTATCACCCATTTCTGATAGGTCTTTAAGAAACTTTTTTAACTTAAGAGGATGATCCGCAGGCCCTCCTTGATTCCCAGCAACACCGGAACAAATTACAAGATCAGCAACAACTGGTGATATTTCTTCAGAAACATCAAGAACAAAGAAATTGTGATTAGGATGTTTTTCTTTTGCTATTTTAATAAATTTTTCATTTATATCATAGCCTACATACTTTTCAGCTGTAAAACCAAAGTCAAAGAAACTACCCCAACCACATCCTACTTCAATTATTGTGTTATCTTCAAAAGAACAAACTTCATTCATTTGTTGATATCTTTTATATGCTGATGTACCTTCTGCATCAGCCCAGGTTAATGAACGAAAATCACCAGGACCATATTTTTCCAGTGATTCGTTGTACCATTGTATCATTTTTTCTTTCATACAAATATAGATATCCAATTAATATTATCAGAATAGTCTTCTGCTTTAGGACAATCACCTTTTCCGTAAATACGATGTAAAGGTTCATAAAGTTTTCTATCTGACGTGCCTTTTGTAAAATACATAGCTCTTAAGAAAGAACTATCCGGACCTATTAAGTCAACGCCAGCTGAAATTATTTCAGAACCAATTATTCTTCTTCGATTAAACATTTCTTTTATAGTTGTTACTCTATGAAAGTCAAACGGCAAAAGATCATGTTCCCCATTAGAAAACAATAAACCACCATTCTTTAAATCAAGCCACTTACTTTTTGCGGTTGAACAAACAACAACATCTGCGTAGAATCCTAAATTAGGAAACCCATTACATTGGCTTATATCTTCGATGATTTTTAAGTTTGTGTTTTGACGTATGCTTTTAACGTCAGCTTGTATGCCACACATGTGAGGAACTATAACAGTGTCATAATCATCTGCATACTTAATAACTTCATTTACATCAATCTGTAAATCAAAATCAGAATCAACAATTGTGTATTCACATTCACAAACTTCAATAGCACGAACAAGACTTGAACATGTCCATGTTGGAATGATAACACGTTTACTCTCTAATTCTTGTAAAGCATAAATAATTGATTCTGTACCGGATGATGTTCGGTAACAATGTGACTTGTAGTACATTTTTGTGATTTTGGTAGATTATATATCATCACAAAAAGTATATGTAAGCTGCGTGTTTTTTTCCGTACTTTTTATAATCAAACACACATTTATCTGATAATTTAGAGAAATCAAAATCACCACGAAAATAAATAACAGCTTCTTTTAAGTCAAAATAAACTGCTACACAGTGGTCATGTATGTTAATGATGTAGTGATCTAGAGGGAACCCAGATTCTGCTAATAGAGTTTCTACCTCTTCTTTTAGATCGGATATTGTCATTCTTCATATAAATCTTTTTGTAATTTATATATTATTAACAAAAAGAAAAACCCAGACATATGTCTGGGTTAACTATAAGTTCTTTAAACGATTTATGAATTAATTTGTGTTACTTTAGTTTTCTTAGTTTTCTTTGGCTTTTCTTCTGTATCAAATACAAAATCATCAACAATAAAAGCATCGGCAATTTTTTTTGCTAACTTGTCATATACTTTATCAATATGACTTTCAGCTTCGCGTTTTATTTTATCAAAATTTCGATAAATTTCATCAACCTCTCGTTGAGTTCTTTCATCTAATTCTTTAATTTCTTTTGATAAACAATTAAAGTGTGTATCAATAACATGAGAAAGTCCATCAAGTTCTGTTTCAAGACTTTTTACTTTTTTATTCAGTTTAACGATCCCTATAACAGAATAAACTAATGCAATTAGTGTTCCTCCTATAACAATCCCAAAAACAAATGCTAATGTTTGGTCCATACGTTTAAATTTTTTTATGTCAAAGAACTTATAGTTGCTGGCATTAGGATTTCATTCCTTTAAACCACCCGTTACTTGAATATTCATCTATTCCAGATAGAGATAAATCTCTTTCTTTGGCATATATTTCTACTTCTTTTCTAACATTAGATATATCAAACCAACATTGTTTACCATCTTTAATTAGTTTTCTTTGAAGGTCAATAAACTTTTTTAATATATAAAAATGTAATGATGAGAATAGTATCAGAAAAAATACCATATGATACAGGACACTAAATCAAATGGGAATATATGGAAGAAGAATTCTTCTTCTTAAAGAAGAATTCTCACAAAAAATTAAAAAAATAAATTAACTACTTCCGTTTCGATTTATAACATTTTATATCTCCAATAGCCATTTTAATCATCCATCCAATACAAAATAAACCAATTGGTAATCCGAAAATTAAGAAGAATGTAAAAAACTCATCCGATGGAGTTGCTACGTGATTATTTAATCTCCACAATAATTCATTAAATTCTTTCATATTCCAAGTTCTTTAAGTTTTTTATCCCTCATTTTTTCTCTTTCTTTTAAAGATGTTCTGTTAGGTAAGAACTTAAGTATTTCCTTTACATGATTTTCTTTCCCATGTTTGCGTATTGAATAAATTAAAAGTTTTCCACTACCAATATAGCCATCTTCTAAATTATCAGTTGAGTGCATCCCAACATAAAATCTGTTTGTTATCTTACAAGTAGTTTTGTAAATGTAATGATAACGTTTTTCTTTTCTTGCCATTTAAGTACCTAAGATTTATTTTAAATATCATTTCATAGGTACAGAAATAGACAAAAAGTGGAGGTAGGGGACTCCGACTTCCCCGTCTTGTTCAATAATAATTAAGGACTCGTTCACAAGCTTAGTTGCTTTTGACTAAAACAACAAAATGACAGTTTGTATGAACTCTGCTAAACTTTTTGCGTTTCTTTTTTGTACTGACTTTATACCGCTCGGTCAGCGAACCTACCTGTGTTTGACACAGGTTTCAGACGTGATAATTTTCTGTTCCTGGGTAATTTATCAAACCCGTTACATTAAGCTGCTACTGCAAACTCGATGATATCTTCAGTAACAGCCGTTACAGCTTTTCTTGTTAAAGAAGTTGGGATACTCATGATATCCTCAGTGTTGTATTCTTTGCCAGTTATAGCATTGATAGGTTATTAAAGTCTTTCCAATCTAAGACTGCTTGTATCATCTCAAAACTAATGATTGTCAATCTATTCCATTTACCCCCATAAATCAAAGAACGGTCTCAGTCTTCTCAGTCTACCTTAATTAATCTACTAAATAATCTTTACTCAGTCTACCTTAATTAATCTACTAAATAATCTTTACTCAGTCTATCTATTCTTTTCCAACCCGACTAACCGTATAGTTTTTATACACAATTTTCAAATAGTTCTACCCATTTAATTGCCTTTTTACTTCGGCAATAACAGCAGATGCAAAATCACGATAATTAATACCTTTTTCATTTGCGTATTCAGCAACTTTATTATTTCCGTTAAAGTCAAATAAGTCAGAAACAAATTCAGCAGCTTTTGTTTGTATTTGAGTTTTTTCTGACTCAAACATTTTAAAATCTTTTGCTTTCATGAGTTATATATCAAACTTCATACTCATTAATAAACTTTTGTAATTCAACAATACGTTTTTTAGCTTCTTTTATTTCATGAGCTCTTTGTCGTTTTCTTTTTGATTCTTCCCATAATTAAAGTGTTAAGAATGTAATACCAGAACCTACAATTAATAAAATAATGAATTTAACAAGATTAACTTTGTTACCTGTAAATTTACCAAATAAGAACCAAAATGTTAAAAGAGTTACAGCAGTTACACTTACATAATGTAACGTACTAAAGTAATGGTTCTTAAACAAAAGTACACAACCTCCAATCTTCATAAAGAAAATACTTATTGTCAGCATTTTTGCCAATATGCTATCAGACTGTTTTTGAAATGTAACCATCATGACCGCTGCCATAACTGTTACTATGTATGTTTCTATTTTAATCGTTAATATGTCCATATTGTTTTATATTAGCTAAAAAAGGAAAATGATTAATAACTGTCTTGTCTGCTCTGTTAATTGCATCTATTAAATCGTTATTTACAAATGCTGTAACAAACCCACCGCCGTTTAAAATACCATCACGATACATCATGATTGATGAACCTATTTCAACAACATGTTTTTGTTCATCGGTAGTCGGATTATATCCGTAAAATTTAGAGAATGACTCAGCTGATGCGTCATTATAGATTTTCATAACATCTTTCATATTGATTAATTTTTAATTGATAGTTAAATTTAATACTTTTATTTGATTTATGCAAACTTTTTTGCTGAAAGTTATTAACATTCAGCGCCTTCAACATAATGCTCAAGATTCAAAGTGTACGAGTCTTCGTTGTAATAAAGTTCAGGGTCGTGAGAAACAAACTGTATTCTTGCTATGTCCTTACATCTGTTATCACGAACAAGACCGCAATCAGTATAAAAATAGTCAGCAACTTTCTGTTCAACGTTTTTGTAATTGTCCACATTTGCATTTGTTTTAATGATAACTTTTAATCCTTTACCACTTGGAGTTATGAAAGCGGCGTGTACATAATTCAATTTAATTGCTGCTTTTTTTGCATTTACAGGATCATCTAAATGATCTATGTCAAGACAAATAATTCCATTATACTTTTCTAATCCAGCGATACTACGATGATTAAAAATACCCGTTGGTGTAAAACATGGGAGATAATCTTTTTTGCTAACGTCAACGTGACATTTCTCAACTTGAGTTTTGTACTTATCAGACTTGATGTCCATTAGTACTTCTTTTAGCCTTGGGTTACCAGCAGGTTTAGTTGAACGCAATCCTTTAAAAAATGTAATTTCCATATTGATTAATTTTATAATATAAAAATAAACAAAAAAACCCATAGAAAAAAATCTATGGGCCAAAAGTTATTAACAATTTTATTTCATATGAATTATCCTATCTTTAAATTCAGTAGGAAAATTAAGAGGTTCTTTTAGGAGATCGTAAAAACATGAATCTAACATATAAGTTACAGCCCAATCTTCTTCATCTCTAATTGACCGTCCTACTCCTTGAGCAATCCCAGTACAAGTTCTCCACTGATACCATTCTGGCTGAATCTCCATTTTTCTTTTAACAAACCTATTAGCTAAACTGGGGTAAGGCACTTTGATAAAAATCTGAACTCTACTCTTATCACCTTTTAAGTCAATTCCTTCAAGTAGTGACGGCCCCATTATAAACATATTAGGTTCACGTTCAAAAGTACTTAATGCTGATATCTTGCCATCAGTACCATCATATAAAAGTATTCGTTTCTGAATATTTTTTGATAGCCCTTCATATAATCTTTTTGATAAATGATATGAACCACTGTGAATGATACCTGATTCGTTTGGGTGTTTAAGTAAGATTCTTTCAACTTCTCCAATCATCCACGGCAAGTTACGGTCAATATCTTTATAACCCATTCGTTTTCCATTATAGAGATAAATTGGAGACTTCTCAAAATTGAACGAACTCTTTATTTTGTTGTATCTTGCATTACGGCCACCTATCATTTTCAAGAAATGCCTAGGGTTACCCATTGTTGCTGTCATAAAAACTTTAAATCCAAATCTTTGATGAAAATGTTTATCCATCATATAAGATTCTTCAAGACAATTAAAAACAATTTCTTCAAGACCAGCAGTCTTTGTCATATATTCTAATCCTGTCTTTTCTATAATTTCAAGGAAGTCTTCTACTTTACATAAACAATCTTTCCAAAAACCTGCATTACTCATTGCTGTACTCCAATCGCGAGGAATGGTGTTATCTTTATTAAATCGTTTACCCGCTGTATCTTTAAGTTCGTTATTGCATTCAGTGCCTCTTCTTAAAAGATCCAAACAATGTTTAAGTCCATCAACTAATTCTTGCGGGTCTTCTTCCTCAAAAAACGTATCAAGTAAGTTATCAAATTCTTCACCGTCAAACTGTGGATATGATAGTCCTTTTGTTTTAAGAAAGTGCATTAAGTTCTTTAACTTGCTCATGCCTGCCTTACTGAATCTTGGAGAAAAGTGTCCTTGAACAATACTTGTTACATTATGAGCTTCATCACAAAAAACAAAATCTCTTTGTTTAAAAGGGACTGGCCTATCTGATTGTTGTGCCATATCTTCAACGTAATTCCTTTGAATAAGTGCATATGAATAGTTTAATAAACTAACACTGGAATTAATTGCTCTTTTACGATTTGTCAGATAGCCGCAATCTTTAAAACAGTCTAAACTTTCAGCACTTTCATAACCGATATTTTTTAAACGGCAATCACCAATAAAGAAAGGTAGATTATTAACAACACAGCTGTAATTGTCTCCGCCGTAAACTGTTCCCCAGCCTACTCGATGTTCTTTGAGATCCTTTTCATACTGTTTTTGTAAAGTTATCTCACTTGTTAAGATGTAACCACTTTTATCATCTTCTTCTAAAACAGCCGATGCAATCATTGCAATGAACGACTTACCACTACCCGTAGGTGCATCAAGCAAATACATTTCAACTGAACCGCTATGATAAGCTGTAAGTATATCTGTTATTGCTTCTAATTGTCCAGGTCTAAATTCAAAGTCTTCCCCAAATTGTTTCCGTGTAATTCTTTTAATCCTCTCTACGTCGTAGCTCATATTTATTTTTTAATTCGTTTATCCACCCGTGAACCCTCGCAGCTCTTTCGTAATCTTCTTTCGCTATCAATTCTGATAGCCGATGCTCTAAAAATAAGATATCATTATGCAGCTTGTGCGAACCATTCAGGTGTTTCTGAATGTGCCCATCTTGCAATTTCTTTTTTGTATCTGACATAATAATTTCTATAAGCGGTAACTGCATCTGGTCCTTGACAATCCTCAGGCATTGCTTGCGCAAAAGAAGTCATCTGTAACATAGGTAATGTTGCAGGCATATTGGAATAGTACCATTGACAAATTGCTTCGCCTGCATGAGTTCTTCCGTATCGTTTTGTATATTCTTTACACATATGAAAAGTAACATGACATAGCCACATGTAATTCTGTATAGACTCTCTTGCCCAAACTGTACATGGGTGGTTCTTATGTGTTATGCCATACGGATTTGGGGATCCGTCTTCAAATTTTCTAGGGAAACCAACAAACGATTTTTTCATATCGTCAGTTATTTCGGATTTCTTTTCAACTCCCATACTTACCCATTTGACTGCAGCAAGAATCT